AATAATTAATATTAAAATACATTCAGGTAGATATATAAGACATAGTTTACCTAAAAATTTAAATGAATTAAATAAATTATTACCACAAAAAATTAAAGATATTAAAACTAAAGGAAAATTTATTTATATAATATTAAATAATGGTTATGTATTAGCCTTTACAATGGGATTATCCGGATTTTTTACAACTGATCCTTTAAAACATAATCATATTGAATTTGTTACTAATAAAGGATCTATTTTTATGAATGATATGCGTAACTTTGGTACATTTGAAGTTCAACCAAATTTAGATAAATTAAATATTAAATTAAATAAATTAGGTCCAGATATTTTTAATATTAGTGAAATTGAATTTACTAATATAATCAAAGAAAGCCCAAATATTGAAATAGGTGCATTTTTGATGAAACAAGAAAAAATTGCTGGAATAGGAAATTATTTAAGAGCTGAAATATTATGGTTATCAAAAATAAATCCATTCAGAAAAATTAAAAATTTGACTAATACAGAGATTCATTTAATTTATCAAAATAGTATAAAACTTGTATGGTATTTCTATGATATAAAACAGGCTTTAGATAAAAATATAGTTTCAGATAAAGATAAATATCCAGTAGATTATAAGAGAGATTTTTTTATATATGGAGAAAAAAAAGATATTTATAATAATGAAATAGTTAAAGAAACTTTAGCAAATCGTACAATTCATTATGTTCCTAATTATCAAAAATAATTTTATAATTAATTATATTATAAAATGAATATTGAAGAATTTAATAGTGGTAGATCTGGTAGTTTTTCAGGTAGTGGTAGAGCACCTTCATCATTTGGTAGAGTATCATCATATTCTAGATCTTCTAGAAGTGGATCATATAGAGATTCATCTAATAGACGTACAACATCACCACCAGCACCTATCAAATCGCCAAAAATAAAAACACCAATAATTAAACAACCACCTGTTATAAATTATACCCAAACATCTACAAGCAGAACTTTAGGTGGCACTGGTGGTGGACCTTTTTGGGGATGGGGATATTATCCTAGTTATTTATATCCAATAATAGAATATGCGCCAATAGAAGCACCATTTGTAATAGATTTAGGAATAAATAAATCTAATAAAGATAAAAATACAATAGATATAAAAAAAATAACTCCTGAATATAAATTCTAAATTATAGTATGGATAAAAAGTCAAATTATCAAGTTATAGGAACAGATATGTTTGGAAAAACTTCGTTTTATGGAGCTGCTGCGAAAAGTCATGGATTCCCTACATTAAGTAAATATAGATGTTGTGCAGATACATTTGGAACCCCTGTTGATTTATTAGAATCAGAACCTATGGAAATTTCTGGCTATGGATTACCTCAATATTCAGATATGAATAAATGTTTTAAAATTGAAAATAAAGATATAAAAAAAATAAATACTGAAATGGAAAAAAATAATTTAAATACTGAAGAAATATATGATGCAAAATATAAATCAAAAAAATATAGAAAAAAACATATGGATTTAGGAGAAAATGTATTGAGTTACAGACTTGTTAGTAAAAAAGAGAAATAATCTAAAAATTAAAACCTTTATTCGATACCTAATTTTATTAGTTATCAAAACTTCGATTTGATTAATAATTAATATAATTTTATTATATTAATTAATTATATTATAATATGGATAATAACTTTTCAAATTTAGATTTAAAAAATAATTTAAATTATACCAGCAATGAAAATTTTGATAATGGTGGGTATTATTCACTTTTTAGCGGATATCAAAATAATGTTGCTTCACCGGTCAATTTAAATAGATATCCAGATAGTAATAAATCAATTCCTGTTGTATATTCTCCACAAACATATAGATATGATCAAATGAATAATCAACCTAAACAATATACTAAAATCGCTAATTCTCAAACAAGTTCACCAACAATTTCCCCAGTAAGTTCCCCAGTAAGTTCCCCTGTAAGTTCTCCAGTAAGTTATCCACCAAATACTCAACCAAATTTAGGTATGTTAATGCAAGTTGCAAACAAAAATATAAATAATATTCAAAAACAAATACCAAAGTGTGCACCAACTGATCCTCAAAGTTTTGGGGAATTAAATAATTTAAAAAGCCAAATAAATAGTATTCAATCGGTTGCTGATTCAGAAATTCAAAAAGTTAGATCATCATTAAAAAGAAAATATTTACAACAAGCACAAGAAACAATTAAAAAAATACAAAATAATGCAACAAATACTATTATAAAATTACGTTCATCTTCACAAATTAACAGTTTACTTAAAGAAGTTAAAGCAAAAATTAGACGTATTGAAAAAAATTTAAGAGCAACTCAATCATTACAAAAAATTAAAGTTTCTAATAATGCAATAAAAAATGTTGATGTTACAAATGCATTAAATCCTATTTTATCTGCATTAACTTCAGGTTCTGGACCATCTGATATTAAAATTACTGTAAATCAAAATGTATCTACTTCATCAGCACCTGAAAGTGCATCAAGTACTCCACAAAGTTCTGTAAAATCAACAAATTCTAAACCATCTAATAATATAAAAACTGCAGCAAGTATGGTAGCACCCAGTGTTAAGGATCATATTACTAAATTAAGTGCAGAAGAAATAAATTTAATACGTAAATCAACAACTAAAGATCTAACCAAAAAATACAGTCCTGAAACTGTAATGGCAATTAGATTATTATCTCCTAAAGTAATCAACTATATTAGAAAATCCACACCACTCGAAAAAGTTAAAAACCAAATTAAAAACTTATATGGTTCTTCTGCATCATCAGTTGATTCTACATCTAGTATTTCAGATTTAAAAAATTTAGTAGCTACAACAAATGAAAAATCATCTATATTTAAGAAGGCACGTAAGATGGTAGAAGTTGATATAAAAAAATTAGAAGAATCATCTGAATTTGAAAAAGCAAGAAAATTATTAAATATGAAGAAGAATGATTCATTAAAAAAACTATTAAAAAATACCAATGCTGAAGTATTACAAGTTCAATTAAATGTAGCTGAAAAATTAGCAAAAATGGATCAATCTGAATTAAGCCCTAAACAAAAGAGATTAATTAAAAGAATTAAATTATTAAAGAAACAATTATCTATAGTAAGTCCTGATAGTTCAGTAAAATCACGCAAATCATCTTCTAAATTATCAGTCGCTTCAGAAGATTGTGAATGTAATAATTGTAGTGTAGAAAATGGAAAAACTGTATGTGATAAAAAATCATGTAAATGTAAAGTACATCGTAAACGTGTCGGATCAAGAGGATCAAAAGGATCAAAAAATTCATTAAAAAAATCACCAAAATGCAATTGCAGAAAATGTTCTTGTAAGAAGAGTAAATGTGTTTGTGTAAAAAAATCATGTTCATGCAAAGTATATATGTCACCAAATGAAAAAATACACAACTCATATAAAAAATTATCTCGTAAATTATTAGACGAAATCAAAAAAATAAGTGAAGATGATTTATTAAGATTAAGAAATATTGATCCTAAAGATAGATCTGCAAAAACTATAGCATTCTTAAAAAGATTTAAACCAAGTTTAATTAAAAGTATTAGAAGAATGTCACCTACATTAATTTCATATGCAAGAAAGCCTAAACCTTTAACTCCTACAGATGTATTAAAGAAAATTTCTCCTGTTTGTGTAAGACAAATACAAAAATTATTTACTAAATTATCTCCTCAAACTCAAAAATCACTTACTTTATATACTAAAAAGATATCACCCTTAACATATAAAATGATTGCAAGTGGTAAATTAGATTCATTATCAGAAGATGCAGTTGAACTTGCAAAAACAATGAATGAAAAAACTATTGATTATGTAATGAGTCTTCAAAAAGATTTTACATTATCTAAATCACCTAAAGTTAAAGCATTAATTAAGAAACACAGTATAAAGTTAATTAAACAAATAAAGAAATTAAGTAAAAAAACATTATCATATATCAGAAAAGTTAAAGATACACCTAAATATTTAAGACAATTAAGAAAAGGCATTTCCAAGAAACATTTAGCTATGTTAAGAAAAATAAATAATAAAACTTTACTTAGAATACGTGCATTATTAAAGAAGAAAAAATTAACTAGTGCAGAAAAAGATTTATTAGATGAATTCCCACAAAATCTACTTTCAATAATAAAAAATGTACCTTTCATGACATTAACACAACTTAAAAAACCAAGTGTACGCAAAAGTATTAAATCATCAGTTAAAAAATTATCTAAATCTTTAAGAAATCAAATTAAAAAATTAGATGCCAAAACTCTAAATAGAATTAGAGAAATATGTAAAATATCTAAAAAATTAAGATCAAAAGAACAAAATGAATATATTGAAGATTTTCCTGAAAAATTAGTTAAAGTAATTTGCTCATTATCTCATGATGCAATTAAATATATAAAAAATCCCTCTAAAAAACCATCTAAGAAAAAATCAAAGAAAGGATCCAAAAAATCATCTAGTGAATCATCTGATTCTAAAGCATGTCAAAGAAAATTAATTAGAGCAATTATCAGAGCAAAAGATTGTGAAGCTAAATTAGCAATTGCTAATAAAAGATTAAAGATTGAAGATGCTGCAAAGAGAGCCGCACGTGAAGCATTAAGAAGAGCTACTGAAGCAAAAGCTAGAGCTGAAGCTGCAGCAAGAAGAGCAGCAGAAGCATTAAGAAGAGCTAAAACTGAAGCTGAAAGAAAAGCTGCTGCAGAAGCTAAAGCAAGAGCAGAAGCAGCTGCAAGAAAAGCTGCTGAAGATATGGAAAGAGCAAGACGTGAAGCAAAAGAAAGAGCTGATGCAGAAGCTAGAGCAAGAGCTGAAGCTGAAGCAAGAATGGCAGCATTAAAAAGAGCAAGAGAAGAAGAAGAAAGAAGAAAAAGAGCAATGCCAAATGAATGCAGACCAAAAGGTCAAATATTAGGAAGAACTGATGGAGGTATTCGTAAATATACTAAAGATGAATGCGATGTATTAAATGGTAATTGGTATGGAAATGGTGAATGTATCAAAAAGACTGGCGGTAGTTGGAGTGCTCAATGCAAAGATGAACCTATTAAACCAGCACAATCTGTAGCAACAGATGTAACATTTAAATATCAAGGATGCTATAATGAATCATGGAATAGAGGAATACCAAAATACGTAGGAAACGTTGGATCTGCAAAAGAATGTGAAGCAAAAGCAATAGCAAATAATGCAGATGTATATGGATTACAATATGGTGGCCAATGTTTTATTGGAAACCAAGGTAAAAATGCAAATTATAAAATGTATGGAAAGAAAAAAGATCAATGCCCTCCTCTAGGTGGAGCATGGAACAATCAAGTATACTTGAAGAATAGTGAACCAATAATTCAAAACATATTTAAAATATTTAGTGCTCCATCTCAAAATAAATTCAATGGTTCCGATTTAGAATCAGTAAATGGATTAAAATTATGGATTGATGCTAATAGTGTAAGTGGTGGTAATGGTGAGAAAGTAAAAGTAATACAATCTAAATCTAAACACCAAAATTCTTTAGAAAATATGACTAGTGATCAAAACCAATGGCCAACTATAAAAACAAACGGCTTAAATGGTAAAAAGATATTAAGTTTTATGACTCAAAATAATATGACTATGAAAAATAATATTAGAGCAGATAAATACACTTTAATATTTGTAACAAGACAAGTCGGTAGAACTAACAGAAGATTCTTAATCGGTAATGGTAATAAATTATTCGGTTACTGGAATGGTGGTAAGAATCAATTACACATTGATACATGGCTTACTGGTGCTGGTACTCCTTCATCCAATGATGAATGGGACATCTATTCAGTTGATAGAGATGCAAGTGGTCTTGTAACTATGACTAGAAATGGTAAGACAATTGTAAATAAAGTAAGAAATGATCAACCATTTGATGGCTTATTCTTTAACGTAGGTGGATGCTGCGGTGGTGAAACATCTGATGCAGAATTAGCTGAAGTTGCTTTATGGACTGATTCAATTGGAGAAGAAAATACAAAAGGAATTGTTGGATACTTATCTAATAAATGGGGAATTAAAGAAGAAGTTCCTGAAAATGTAAAAATATTTGATGGTTCTAACTTAAATTCTACTGGTAGTTTAAGATTATGGATTGATGCCAATAGTGTAAGTGGAGGAAACGGTGAAAAAGTTCAAAAGATTGAATCTAAATCAAATAAACCAAACACATTAGAAAATATGAGTAGTGATCAAAATCAATGGCCTACAATTAAAACAAATGGCTTAAATGGTAAGAAAGTATTAAGTTTTATGACTCAAAATAATATGACTATGGCACGTAATATGAAATCTGATAAATATACATTAATATTTGTAACTAGACAAGTTGGTAAAACTAATAGAAGATTCTTAATTGGTAATGGTAATAAATTATTTGGTTACTGGAATGGTGGTAAAAATCAATTACATATTGATACTTGGCTAACTGGTGCAGGTACTCCTCCATCAGATGACGATTGGGATATTTATGCTGTTACTAGAGATGCAAATGGACTCGTAACTATGACTAGAAATGGAAAGACTATAGTAAATAAAGTAAGAAATGATCAACAATTTGATGGATTATTCTTTAACGTAGGTGGCTGCTGCGGTGGTGAAACATCAGATGCAGAATTAGCCGAAGTTGCATTATGGAAGAATGATATAGGAGAAGAGAATACCAAAGCCATAGTTGGATACTTATCTAATAAATGGGGAATTAAAGAAGAAGTAGCAGAAAATTTAAGAAGATTCGATGGTAATAATTTTAATTCTATTGGTAGTTTAAGATTATGGGTTGATGCAAGTACATTAAATGGTGCAAATGGTGAAAAAGTACAAAAGATTGATTCCAAATCCAATAAACCAAATACATTAGAAAATATGAATAGTGATCAAAACCAATGGCCTACTATTAAAGAAAACGGATTAGATGGTAAAAAAGTATTATCATTCAGATATTTTAATAATATGACAATGAGTAAAAATATGAGATCTGAAAATTATACACTTGCATTTGTAACAAGACAAGTCGGTGGTGTTAATAGAAGATTCTTAATTGGTAATAGTAATAGATTATATGGATACTGGAATGGTGGAAAGAACCAATTACATCTTGAAGGATGGTTAACAAGTGCCGGAAATCCTCCATCTAATAAAGAATGGGATTTATATGTAGTAACAAGAAAAGATGGTAAAGTATGGATGTATAGAAATGGAGCTCCTATTGTAAATGGAACAAATTGGGCACATGGATTTGATGGATTATTCTTTAACGTTGGCGGATGCTGTGGTGGTGAAACATCTGATGCAGAATTAGCTGAAGTTGTCTTATGGAAGACTGCAATAGGAGAAGAAAATATTAAAGATATAACTACTTATTTAACTAAAAAATGGGGTCTTGATAAAGAAGAAGAAGTTGAACCCAATAAATATAATGTAGAAAAAGCATACTACGGTGAATCACCAACTGGTCGCGGAGCTAATGTTACCAAGAAAGTAATCCAATATATTAAAGATAATAAACCAGGTATTAATGCAGACAATGGTATATTTGGAGATCCTGTTGGAGGAGTATATAAACGTTTATACGTAACATATTCACCAAAAGGAAGTAAATCAAAGAAAATGAAAAATGTAGGTGAAGGTCAATTCTTTAATTTTGATCTCTTAAAAGAAGCTGAAAGTTTTACCATAAAAGATAATAATAATTTAGCTTTATG